AATCTTGTCTAATGTTACAGGATCTATATGACACGGTAGAAAAAACTATAGACTACGCCTTTGATGGTAAATACATGTTAAACATGTATGATTACCTTAAGGATAGTAAGACTCCTAGGACTGTTGTAGAAGACTTCCTAATGAGTTGTGTTGCCGCTGAGATAAAATACCTTGTTCTAGACCTTGAAGGGTACTTAGAAGGTGGTAGTGACGAGATTCACAAACAATTACGTGAGGGTTATGGTCACATAGGTAAACCAGAGGCAAGAAAAATAAAAAATTATCTGGTAAAAATTCTTAATGATGCAGAGAAATATAGAAATGACAAAAGACCTGGAAGAAAGAGAAGACCCACTAAATAATGACAACGAATCTCCTAAGATGAATAGGGGATTTGAATTACTACTTAGAAATAGAAAGAGGAGGGAACCACCTAAAACTTTTCAAGTTACCTTTGGAAAGATGGTCTCCCTTTTCAAAAGAGAGTTCCATTTTTTCTTAGACATACAGTTTGACATAAGAAAAAAGGAGAGCTAAGATGTTAGCAGTCACACTCACGTTGTCCACGGTTATCTCGATTATGTTCCTCTTGGTTGGAGGAGTTATTGGATATCTTTTAAAGGAATATGTAATAGAAAGAAACTCCACATTCATTCCAACCCATCCAGAAATGTTTGATGAGAATGGACAAATTATTCCTGATGAAGTTTTGGCGGTAAGATTTGACAACTCCTTATATAATATGGATGACTTTACCGATGAAGATGACGATTGACATCCTTCAATAAATATTTAAACTGAACTAAAATTATTACTACAATGGCAACATCAACTAAATTACCACCCAACCCTTTCGTTCATGAGATTTTTGAGTTGGTTTCGAAACAAAGAACAAAGGCCAAAAAGGTTGAAGTTCTAAAAGAACAGAGGTGTGATGCACTTACTGCCCTTCTGATTTGGAATTTTGATGACACTGTTGTGTCTCTTTTACCAGAAGGTGAAGTTCCTTACCAACGTAACGAAGTACCTGTTGGTACTGATCACACCTCACTTCGTAAAGAATGGAAAAACCTTTACCACTTCGTGAAAGGTGGTAATGATACTCTGTCCAAGACCCGTAGAGAGTCCATGTTTATTCAAATTCTTGAGGGTCTTCATCCCACCGAGGCTGATGTTCTGTGTCTTGTGAAGGATAAAAAACTTGCATCTGCATATAAGATTACTAGGGAAGTTGTTGAATCTGCCTTTCCAGATATCCAATGGGGTGGTAGGTCTTGAAGGACATAAAGATTCTTCATAGGGATTGCGATCCCACATTAGCAGATGATAGGACTCTTCCTTACACTGCGTATCTTATCGAATATTTACAAGATGGAATGACAAAATTTGATATTGCACTTGGAAATAAGAGAGTAGATATTTTTGATTACTATTGGGATAATTATCGACATGATTTGATTAGCATGACTCAAACAGAGGGAAGAGTTAATCCAAAATTGTGGGGAAGTAACAATAACGACAAAAAGAAAAAGAAATGAACAACGGATTTGATATTAAGTTTGAGGGTATTGACATGAACCCCGATCATGTACAAGCACTTCTTAAAAAGTATAAGAAGGTCAAAAAGTATCAAAAGTCCAGTCTTTTCGCTGTCAAAACTATGGATGGGACAGAAAATTATGTGTCCCAATTGATTAAGGAAGGTGAAGAATACGGTGGACTTGACTAAATATGGTATATGGGTCTATACTAGACCTGTCGTTCATTCTCTATTTCCGAATAGAGGACGCAAGTAAGTCGCGGAACGGAGCGTTCAGATTATGGTTGAATTTCTCATCTTTTTGAATCTAACAACTCAAAGACTTCCTGTTGACCCAAAACATTATATGACTTGTGACCAGTCAGCATGGATGAGAGAAAGAATCTTAAGATCTGAATTACTTAGTACCAGCCAAAAACTGGACTTTGTAACAAGAACATGGGAGGGAACTGATCCTTCCTGCAAGGAAAACCATAATCCGCAAACGACTGAAGGAACGGGGCCTAAAAATCTCATTCTTCAGGAGCAAAATCATGAACACACTCAATCTGATTCGTAAGCAGATCAATAAAGCATCTGCACTGCACGACGCACAGATTCATGCCACCTCTTATCGTGGTGTCAACTATGAACTCTGTGGTCACCAACCAAAGGAGACCCACGGGACTTTCTGTTATCGTGGACATACTTACAACAAGTGACTTGTCACTTATAAAATAATCTGTTAGACTGGAGGACAATAGTCCTCCTTTTTTTATGGAAAAAGACAAACTTAAAATAATTGTCAGAAATCTCCGTCTCTTGGTTGACGCATTGGAGTCAGAGGTGTATTCTGATGTTGCAGCATACACTGACAGGTTGGAAGAAACCCTTCCTCCACTTCCCGATTACGATGAGGTGTTCGAAGATGACGAATAGTGATTGGCGTTATTCTGAGGAGAGATTGAAACTCAGGGAACAATGTCTAAAAGTCTTGTTAAATAAGTATGGGAAAGCTCGTATAAACGAAGTATCATATTCTACCCAAGACATCTATGAGTGTGTTGATACTTGGATCTCACAAGGAAACAAGTTGAGTAATGGAATCATTTCATATTTCAATGCTTATTTCAACCATGAAAACAAAGAAAGCAATCAAGTACATCCTTAAACACCCAGAACTTTTTACAGAAGGAGAACTGGCGTATGTTCAAAAGGTAAAAGAATATCGTAAATTGAGAAAGAAACAAGATGAATCATGCAAAACTGATATCAGTCACACCTGATGCTGAACAGCACATTGCGTATTGTGCGCGTGTGTCTAATCCAAATAATCAGGATAACGAAAAGTTTGCTGGACTACTCAAGTATTGTATTAAACATCAACACTGGAGTATCTTTGAACAAGCATTCATGACACTTGAGATTGAAACGACAAGGGGTATCGCAGCCCAAGTACTGCGTCATCGTTCGTTCACTTTTCAAGAGTTCAGTCAGAGATATGCTTCAACTGAATTGTTGACTGATATTCAACTTCCTGAATTGCGTCGTCAGGATGATAAGAATCGTCAAAATTCTATTGATGATCTTGAACCTGAGGTTATTGATAGAATTAATCGTCAAATGACAACCCTTTTCAGTTCGGCAAACAGTCTTTACCTTCAAATGTTAGAAGCAGGTGTAGCGAAAGAGTGTGCTCGTTTTGTTCTTCCTCTTGCAACACCCACTAGGCTTTATATGTCTGGTTCGTTGAGATCGTGGATGCATTACATTGATCTAAGGTCTGCACATGGAACACAGAAAGAACACATGGACATTGCAAACTCTTGTAAGGAAATCTTCAAGGAACAGTTTCCTGTGATTTCAGAGGCTCTGGACTGGTAATAAATACAACATTAAAATGAATTGATTATGGCAACTTATCCAGTAAAGAATAGAGAAACTGGTGAAACCAAAGAAGTGGTCATGAGTATTCATGACTGGGATCAGTGGTTAAAAGACAATCCAGACTGGGAACGTTTCTACACTCCAGACAATGCACCTTGTCTTGGTATTGAGATGGGAGATCCCTTTTCCAAGATGTATACCAAACACCCAGGTTGGAAGGATGTAATCTCCAAAGCAAAAAAACAACCAGGTTCTAACCTGAAACATTACGACTAATCAAGTATGCCAGCAAAGAAAAAAACGGGTATTGGTTCGACAAATCCAGTTCCATTTGGTATGAGTAATAGAGTCATGAAACGTAAAAAACCTATCAACCTAGATTATATCAAAAAGGTTGAACCAATCACTGAGAATCAAGAGATTTTCTTTGAGAAATATAAGTTAGAACAAAATCTTGTTGCATACGGTTGTGCTGGTACTGGTAAGACTTTTATTACCCTCTACAATGCCCTTCTTGATGTCTTAGATCCCAAGACTCCATACGAGAAGATCTACATCGTCAGATCCCTTGTACCTACCAGAGAGATTGGTTTCCTCCCTGGTGATCATGAGGATAAGTCTTCTCTTTATCAGATTCCCTACAAGAACATGGTTAAGTACATGTTCGAAATGCCTGATGATGCTTCGTTTGAGATGTTGTATAACAATCTCAAAGCCCAGGGAACTATTTCTTTCTGGAGTACCTCATTCATTCGTGGTACTACATTGGATAATGTCATTGTAATTGTCGATGAGTTCCAAAACTTGAACTTCCACGAACTTGATTCGATGATCACTCGTATTGGTGAGAATTCGAAGATCATGTTCTGTGGTGACGCAACTCAGTCCGACTTGACCAAACAGAATGAAAGAAATGGCATCGCAGACTTTATGCGTATCTTGACTAATATGCCTTCTTTTGATACAATAGAATTTAATGCAGAGGATATCTGTAGAAGTGGTCTTGTTAAAGAGTACATCGTTGCCAAACTTGAACTCGGTATGTAATGTTTAATCATGTTGAAGTGAACTACCCTACTCTCACCAGAGAGATGATTGATGGGGTTAGATATTATGATACTCCTGATGGTCAGAAGTTAGTTTCTATTACTTCTATCATCAGTCATTATAATCGTGAGATCTTCCGTAAGTGGAGAGCAAGAGTTGGTAACGACGAGGCAAATAAGATCACCAAAAAGTCAACCAGTCGTGGTACAGATATGCACACACTGGTTGAAAACTATATGTTGAATAAGGAACTTCCGACAGTTCAACCACTGTCAGAGTTCCTTTTTAAACAAGCCAAACCTGATCTTGATAAGATTGACAACATTCATGCTATTGAACAAGCATTGTTCAGTAAAGAGTTGGGAGTTGCAGGTACGGTCGATTGTATTGCTGAGTATGAGGGTGAACTTGCTATCATTGACTTCAAGACTAGTAAGAAACCAAAACCAGAAAAGTGGATCGAACATTATTTTGTACAGTGTGCAGCATATGCATGTATGCTTTATGAAATGACTGGTATTATGGTCAAAAAATTTGTAATTATTATGTCTTGTGAAAATGGAGAAGTTGAAGTCTATGAACAGTATGACAAGAGAAAGTACATCAACCTCCTCGCCGAATATATTAGCGAGTTTGTTGAATTCAAATTACAAGAATATGACAAAGGCTGATAAACTTAGTGTCGATCAACTCATTGAAAATAAATTCTACAATAGTAGAACATTTTCTGAGGAGATTGAAAAGATCGCAAAAGAAAACAAAGGCATGAAATACATGGACTCTATTGTTTTGTTTTGTGAGAAAAACAATATTGACATAGAGTCAATCCCTAAGTTAATATCTAAACCTTTGAAAGAGAAGCTAAAGGCTGAGGCAATAGAACTCAATCTTTTGAAACGTACATCTCATGCGAAACTTCCTATATGATACCGAAAGTGAGTCCCTTTGATACATACAAGGCATACCTTGGATTGAAAAATCACTTTACCAAAGACAAATATGATTACCATCGTTATGGTGGTAAGTCACGTGCATCATTAGAGTCCTTCTATAAACGTAAGGACAGATTCTTTTTTGAAAAATTGAGTAGACAAAAAGATGATAGTGAAGTTATTGAATTTTTCGTCAGTAATTTTGTTTCTTGTGATGATCCTCAGTCTTTGTGGATTGGTGAGATCGTTAGAAACGGAGAACAGAATTATACAGATTGGAAAAGACGACTTCAATCGTTATCTTATACTTTCAAATCAGAAATAGAAAATGTCTTTTCAGATAAAGACTTTGATGGTATGTTCAAAATCGAGGGAACACGTCACCCTCAAATTGTCAAAGAACACTTGGCAAAAAATTTATCACTTGAGTCCCTTGTCATCTTAAATAAGATTTTGGGATTCAAAAAACAATTCGATAGTAAATTGGATGATCCTGTTTGGAAATTCTTATCGATGAGAATTGACAAGTACGATTCCTTTATACATATTGATATATTCAAATACAGAAACATTTTGAAGGAGATTATCACCAATGGCAATTGACAACACAACCGTGCTTGAGAACTTAAAAAAGCAAAAAGCTGAACTCGAGCAACAACTTGAAGGTGGACGTGAGATGTACCTCAAAGTTGTCGGAGCAATTGAGATTCTTGAACAGATTGAATCTGTAAAAGAACAAGAAGCTCCCGAATCCGAGTCCACTGAAGTTACCGAACAAGAATGAGCTTCTTTCAGTCCGACATAGTTCAAGCAGAGATGAAAGAAATCTCTGATCTGCAAGAAGAAATCTATGCAAGTGTTTTTACCTTCTCCTCAATGTCACTTGAGCAGAAGTTGAGACATGTAGAACTTCTTGAGAATCTTTTGAAAAAACAACAGGTTCTTTATGCTCGAATGAGTTTGTCGGATGATCCTGAAGCAAAGAAGATGAAGGATAGTATCCTGACTGCCGCAAGACAACTTGGTTTCCCAGCTGATGTTGACTTGGCATACGTTTTCAAAAACATGACTAATGTCGTGGACAACATGAAACAGTCCCTAAGGGAGTCTTGACTTCCTTCTCAGACTGTCCTATATTACGGGGGTGGTTAGGTCCCCCACCCAAACCTAACCAACAAGCCAAATACAAATTCACAGGTAATACGAATGTCTTTTTCAGACCTTAAAAAACAATCCTCTCTTGGTTCTCTGACACAGAAACTGGTCAAAGAAGTAGAAAAACAGAATGGTGGTAACAGTGGCGGTGCCGATGACCGTCTGTGGAAACCAGAGATGGACAAAAGTGGTAACGGATACGCCGTTATTCGTTTCCTTCCTGCTCCCGAAGGAGAAGATCTCCCTTGGGTGAAACTGTTTTCACACGCCTTCCAAGGTCCTGGTGGTTGGTACATCGAGAACTCCCTGACCACTATCGGTGGTAAGGATCCTATCGGTGAACTGAATCGTGAACTTTGGAACACTGGTAACGAAGCAGACAAGGAAACTGTTCGTAAACAAAAGCGTAAACTGTCGTTCTACGCAAATATCTACGTTGTGAAGGATCCCGCCAATCCTCAGAACGAAGGAAAAGTTTTCCTCTATAAGTTTGGTAAGAAGATCTTCGACAAGATCATGGAAGCAATGCAACCTGAATTCGAAGATGAAACTCCTATCAATCCCTTTGACTTCTGGCAAGGTGCTAACTTCAAACTTAAACTGAAGAAAGTTGCTGGTTACTGGAACTATGATAGTTCTGAGTTCGATCGTCCTAGTCCTCTTCTGGATGACGACGATGCAATGGAAGCGATCTGGAAGAAGCAGTATTCATTGACTGCCTTCACTGCACCCGATCAGTTCAAGTCCTATGATGAACTGAAGAAGCGTCTTGATTATGTTCTGGGTAACAAGTCCACACGTCGAGCAACTGTAGAGGAAGAAACTGAGTATGATAACTACGCAGCAACTGAACGCAAAACTGTCTCTGAAGAAGAAGTCATGCGAAAACTTGAAGACTCCTATCAATCTTCCAAGTCAACTTCTAGCTTCAACTCTTCTGATTCTTCTGACAGTGAGGGAGACGATGACGAGGACCCAATGAGCTATTTTTCGAAATTGGCTGAGTCCTGAACTAAAATCGGCCTTTGATTAAGAAAAGGCCCGAAAAAAAATCCTGGGGCATTTTTTGCCCCTTTACTTTTTTTATTCGTACAATCTGATGTTCTCACCCCGTACAAGACGGTCATTTACATACTGAGTTGAACCAGGAGTATATGGCATGATCTCTTCAATGTCATCAAGAACTATACCAAGATAAGATCCTTTCAGAACGAATATATTTCTCTTATCGTTATTTAATTTCGTCTCATAATCGAAGTTTGAAACTGGTACAACACCAGACCTAGTGATAGTTTGTTTAAGACCGATGTCGTAGAAGGTTATACTAAATGTTTCGGGAACTTCCAAACCTTTTGGTACAATCACTCTGTTCTGACTATCTTTTATCTCAGATGTTTCAAAGTGTTTTGTTGCATCAATCT